CCTGCCACTTGCAAGTAATCCAGCTAAGGCTTGTCCAGCTAGATACCTGCGAGAGGTCAGGGGTTTTTCTTTGGGTCGATTCTTTTTTACATAAGCCTTGGCCTCTTCTTCAAGAGGTGGTAAGTCATTCTTAGATCTCTTGGTTGGTCTGCCCATAGGTCACCCTTACTTATGTTTCTCTGCCAAAGCTTCATTCATCTTACGTAAGTACCACTCAGCCTTCTTCATGTCTTCTGCAGGCTTCTGCTTATAACGATAGCGGTGTTGGTACTTAATCATATTGCCATGACAGTAGGCAATAAAACCATCAAGCCCTACGATTTGTTTGATGTAGTCAATGCACTCAATCCCACCCATGTTGTAATGGGCGGGACGAGATACAGGGTCAAAGTGTTCAATCTCTGTACTGCTTACTTCTTGTTTGAGATAAGTTTCTTTAATCATGCAGTTACCAACTCAGCTGATGTATAGGGTATGTGAAAGAATAGTTCACCCTTCTGTATGTACCTACCCTTAGCCTCAGCCAAGCTTTCTTTTGTCAGTAAGGTATCTTTGATACGCCAAGCTTGCTTCATATCCTCACGGAATACATAGAAGTTTAACACACCATTAGTACCCTCATACTTATCTAGTAAGCGTTGCTTACGCTCAGGAATACGGATCTCTTCCCAATGTGTAGGCCAATCTTCTTTCCAGGCTACCTTTACTTCAGCCTCATTGAAGTATGTGTAGCCATCCTTCTGAGATACTACATCAACAAAGTAGTTCTCTTCCGTATTCACAATGGTGTGGCCCTTGGTTTCTAGTAGATCTACTAAAGTATCTTTAGCTTTCTTGTCGTAAGCTTGATACAATGCACGGTTAAAACTTTTACGTACTGGTTTCATAATTGTATTTCCTCTACACTAGGTCTACGATTTCACAGGAATCACCAGAACAAGCTAATGTCTGACTACCTGCAGTGTTGTCTTCTTTCTCATAGTTTGATAGTAATGTCCAGTCAATATCCTTAGGCATACAAGACAACAATGTTTTATAGTCTGTCCTAGAACAATCTTGGTAAGGTGCTTGCTGATACGTATGCTCATTGAAAGGTAGGAAGGATACACCAGACATCTCATCGAAATGCTTGTGTACAAATGCACCTACTTCAAACCACTCAGCATTTTTAACGTTGATAGTTACCGATGGCTTATGCTCACACCACGATCTTTGATAAGCTAGCCACATGTCTAGTTGTTGTATGGCTGACATATCTGCAGTGACCACTGCTCCATCAGGAGACTTCATAGGGAAGCTGAACACAGTAGTCTGATCAGGTTTCATTACATCTGGTTGACTAGGTACACCCTGATCCTTCATGAACTGTGTCAAAGGATCTTTATTGTCACCACGCACAGTACGAATATAATAGGCTGAGTGACGAGCGTGAATACCAGAGGCGGAATCAACAAGTTGTGATACCGTGCCTGAAGGTTTAACACAGCTGATAGCAGTAGCAACAGGGATGTCAAGAAGCTTAGCCCACTCAGCATTAGTAGCAACAGAGATAGATTTAAGATGCTCAAGAGTTTTATCTAACCCCTCATTTTCAGTTGTCATTAAAGGATTGTCCATGATGCCTGTCAGTGACACACCTAACAAACGTTCTTCTTCTGTATTCTTCTGCCAGATCTTACGTAAGTAAGGAAACTTAGTGTAAGTAGACTGGATAGTACCAAGGATAGTAGCTATACGAACCTTCTTGGCAAGGCTAGTAACATCATCTGTAGAACGTACTACAATTTCTGTAAGATTACAGAACTGATTTGGGCGTAAGATTATCTCGCTGCAAGGGTTAGTTCCGAACTCATAGTCAGCATCACGTCTACCATTCTTAGCTGCTTGCTTCTTAGAAGCCTCACGATTGAAGATACCACGCTCACCTGAGCCTGACTCAACCAATGCCATCCACTCACGCATGAATGATAAGCTATCAGGTTTATCAGTATATGCCACAGAGTTGTTAGCTAAGGCACGTTGTGGATTGTTATCCCACCATGCACCAGACTTAGCGTGACGCATCTTGTCATCTGACATGTTAGACAAAGAGATCATAGCTGACCTACGTACACCACCTACTACAACTACCTCACCAATCTTACACATGACATCGTGACACTCAAGAGATGATAGCCTACGACCCTGTGCTTCCTTGAAGGTATGAACGACAAAGTTAAACAGATCAATCAATGGTGCTGGACCTGAGGCACGGCCACCGAATGTTTTTAGCCTTGCGCCTGCAGGTCTAACTCTGCTAGTATCCCACTTAGGAATCTCACCACTATACAGGAGTGCAATAACTTGACGAAGACCCTTAGCCCAACCCTCTTTACTATCCCTGATGACTATTGTAGTCTCGCTCTCAAAGAGTTGAGGCACATCTGGGAGCTTACTGATGAACTGTCGCTCGACACTGAAGCCAACACCAGTCCCACAGAGGAGGATAAACATAGCCTCATCAAAGGCCTTCATGTCATCGACAGGTAGGTAGGAACAGTTATAACCCGCTGTATTGTCACGCATAAATGCTGGACCAGCTGTCATCAATGCTCTCATAGAAGGCATGCAACCTAAGCTGAGGATAGAATCTTCTATCTCTTGTACTAACTTTGTCATCTTAGGTACAGTAAGGTTAGCCTTCTCAAGGGCTGGACGTACTACGTTATCAGTGTAACGTGTAACTGTCTCACTCCAAGTTTCACGCCGGCCTTTTTCATCTAGCCAACGTGCGTAACGTGACTTGTGTATGAATGTTTGGTAGTCGGTAGGTAGGTAGTTACTCATCTGTTGTCCCCATTTCCTTTTAGTGTTCCTCTTGCTTCACGTCCGTCTAGCTTACTTACGTTCTCTTCTATCACTTCACGTAGATCAGAACCGTAGTAGTTAGCCAAGGCTGTAACGTAAAACACTACATCGCCTAGCTCCTTGACGATATCTTGTTTAGTAAACCTGGACTTGTCTCTGATAAGTTTCTTAACTTTCTCAGCTACTTCTCCAGCTTCACCAACAAGACCTAGTGTATTTTCTACAAGACGTTCATCACTTGAGGTTAAGATCTTAGTCTCAACCCAATCACTGTATGTCTTCAATGGATCTTTAGATTGATCCACTGCACTTAAGTATCCCATACTCATTAGATCATTAATGTCTATCACAGATTTAGTTCTGTCTGAGTATCATTGGATGAGTCTAAAGATTTTTTTAGCTCAGTTGTTTTCATTTGTTGTATAGCTTGCACACTCTGAAGCATATGGTTGAGTAACGAAGAGGTATTCATACCTAGGTTCAAGGTGTTTGTAATCTTGATCTGATCTTCATTGAAGTTATCAGTATCATACTCTATATCATCAAGGGTTATCTTAGTCATTCTGTCTTACCTCACAGTCGGTTACTTGGATATCATCTATCTCATATAGATGATCTTGAATTACCTCACCTATTACAGCAAGATTATAGTCGTGGTCAACCTCTAAAAAATTTGCTTTAGGGTCAACCTCAATGGTTAAGTTAAGTTCAAATTGCACGGTGAAAGTCCCTAGTTATATTTAAACGGTAGGTATAGTCAAGCATCGTTTGCATCATAGTTTATAATTAATGGGTCAATGTTTGACTCAAAATAAACCTTCCACTCGTATGCATCTGCATAGACTTCAAAGTAAAAGTCTGCGTCAAACAATCCCTCATCATCCTCAGCCTTACAAAGCATACTGTACTCTGCATCATCAGGCCACTCATCGCTATCAGGGCACTCATCCCTAGAGATTGGACCTTCTAGTACATCCCAAATTTTTACACTCATTTTTTCCAATTCCTTAGTAGCTCCATGTAATGATCCATGCCTACCATAACAATCCAGGGTTGTCTATCGGATCTGTAAAAAACTACTGGCTCACCCTTACCATGTTTACCTGCTTGATCTATGTAACTGTAAGCAGTTTTCATCCCAGACTTACGCCTCTTAACCTCAATGCTAATTGGCAATGTCTTTCTGGCAGAAGGTGATAGCTGTATGTCCTCACCGCCATCACCCATAGTTGTGCTCTTGATGTCATCGTTCTCAAACTCAGGGAATGTTTCTAGTAACCTGTCCCTAACTTCTTGTTGACCACCCCTGCCCTTAGCCTTAGCTGCTCTAGTCATGACTGATCATAGCCATGAAGGTTTTTCCATGACAGTGTAGTCACCCCAACCTGTGCCATAGTCTACATCTTTCTCTGCCTTAGCAATTACAGCCAAAGTTTTATGTAGTTGGGCAGTAGCCCATGACATAACTTCTGGACCCATCAAATGTAGGTGCGACAGAAAAGGTGCTGACTTCTCACAGGCAATGAATGAAAAATTAGTTACATCATAACCTGCTAGCCTACAAGTATAAACATAGTGAGCGCCTTGTATGAAGTACCCATACTTTACACACTCACTTATAAAACCTTTAGGGCTTGCGTCTTGTGTAGTCTTTACATCGTACACAGTTTTATTAGACTCAATCATTAGGTCTGGTCTTGTCTTTAGCATCAGTCCAGACACTGGATCTTCTACAAAGATACTAATCTCATTTACCCTATCAGGGTGTTTCAAAGCCTCAGCACATACAGGGTTATTTAAAGCACCCCTAGTAATACAGTTAGCTACGTTAAACTCTACCTCAGTTAAGAGTACCTGATCTTTAGTTAAGTTTTCTTTTAGGTCTTTGAAGGCAGCACTAGCCTTAGTCTTTGGACCTTTGATTACTAGTTTCTTATCAGCCTCCAACAAGTTTGCATGGACAGCATTACCCATAGCAAATGCTGCAGATTGAGAAATCTTTTGTCCCTTCCAGTGGGCTAGAGATTTCTTATAGACTGCTTTCACAGCACTTGAAGAGATACCATCTATTGAGTGGTACTCTTCGTTAGACATGTCTTTTATTTTTTTCATAACGACTCCTAAATAAAATGTGGGGTGAGCGGAAAGGAAATAAACACCCACCCCACTAGTTGGGCTAGAACATTATTTCGTCCTCAACTACAGGCTTAGATTCGGTTATAGGTGGGGGAGCTTCACCTGTGTCAGGAACATATTCAAGATGCTCAATGACCCTTACCTTATCTAAACGTGTCCCAACAATATTTGCCATACGTGTATCGTAGACAGATAGTGTTACCTCTACTGTTGAACCATTGCCAATAGTACCATCATCAGCATAGGTCCAAGGTGTACCATCATCCTTAAGGACAATAGGTGCACCACTATTACGTGGCTGACCACCATCAAACTTACGGACAAACCTAACTGTATGGCCACGGCCTGAAGGATCAGGCTTACCTCGTTTGATAGAACGAGAAGCTTTAAGCTTCGCCATGTTATCTTCATCTAACACTAGGTCAATTGTACAAGCTCCATTGCAAGATTCATAGACTCCATCATAACCTTGCATGTCTCGGTTATCTTCAAAGACTTTAGCCCACTCACCAATGCCTGTTAGTTTTACTATACGTGTAGCCATCTTGGCCTCCTATGTTAATGTATTTCACTGTACGTCAGACCGTACTGTACGTCAATACCTA